GGGACATCGTCAGCTCTTTCCATTCTACCCATATCTACAAAACCACCTGTCTCTCTATAGTCTTTTTCTTTACCATCCATATCAATTAATGGCATAGTCTTTTTAGCCACTGGCTCTGCATCTCCACCCTCTTGATAACCTGTTCTCATCAAACCACCATCAGCAGCAAATCTACTACCTGTAAATCTATCTGCTAAAAAATTGTAAGGGTTGTTTCTAATATTAGCTATATCAATACTAGGTCCTCTGTAAGAATCATACTCTTCCTCGTCATCTTGACCAAATAATAGTGGTAATGCTGATAATCCAGCTATACCAGCCAATGCTCCTCCACTTGTTAAATTTTTTAAAGACATTGGATTACCTGCAAAAAAGAAATCTGAAAGACCTTTTTTAGATATAAAACTTGGTAAACTAAATCCTTTTGATTTTAAAAAAGCAGGCGCAAAATTTAACGCAGCTGCTCCTAAAGCTATTTTACCTATTGGTGATTTAGCTATTTTTTTAATACCCCTAGTTGCTTTCTTAACAAGTTTACCTAGACCATACATCTGTCTACCCATCTCGTCCATGTTACCATCCATCATACCACCGATAATATCAGCGTTCATAATACCGCCATCAGCCATACCTACTGCTTGTTGTATTGGTGATCCCATTCCACTTCCCAATGGAGTTGATCCTGGATTTCTAGTAACAAATCCTTCATCATCCATAGAAAAATTTTTTTTATAATCTTCAAAACTTAACCGTCCACCTAAAACATCTAATTGATCTAAACGTCCTATTCTTTTCATTTCTGCAGAAGAATCTACAGCATTTTTGTAAGCGTTTTCCATAGTATCAAATGCAGGTCCACGTGAATCTGTTAAAGAGTTTATAATACCAAAAGGATTTGGTCCAGGTTGTGCTGTTTCCAACGTTGCTGGTAATGGTTGTCCTAATGGTTGATCTAATAAAGGTTGCAAAATAGGACGACCCATGAATGGTTGACCACCACCTGATGGTTGTGCTATTACATTTGCAAAACCTGTATCTGGTAAACTACCAAGACCACCAGCAGGTAGTTGTGGTGTGTAGTTAGCTATTGATGCTCCACCTGAACCTAAACTAGATTCAGCTGTTTCTAATCTTTTATTAATTGCTTGTAACATTTGTTCTGCAGAAGATACATCACCACCTAGTTGTTCTAATCTTTGTTCAATGCCACCACCTTCTTGAAGACCTATTCGTCCACCATCGGCTCTAAATGCTAATCTTAAATCTTCGTCTTCTTCTGTCGTATCTGTTCCTTGGTCCATGTCGCTTGGTGCCATGTTAAATGTTGTATCCATAGGAATAAATGAATCATTTTCTCCACTCATAATCGGGTTACCAGCAGCATCTATTTTTCCTGCTAATCTATCAGCCATATAGTTTTTGTAACCTTCTGCTGTTTTAGGATAACCTTTATTTTCTATTCCTGATAGACTTTTAAAATAATCTACATTACGATCTAAAAGTTTTTGTCTAGGGCCTTTAAATGCATCCAATATCATTCCTCCAATACCAGGAATACCACTGTCTTTAATTTTCATGTTATCTAACTGACTACGACCCACAGCCGTTTCAAATTCTTGTCTTGACTCTCTTCCTGTATCGCCCGAAACAAAAGCATCTGTTTTACCACCAGGTCCACCACCTTTTACTCTACCTGTTTGTGTTTGTTGTGCTGAATATTGTTGCCTATTATCGGACATCTTGCCTTCTTTAAGACCGATACGTCCTCCATTTGCTAATAGTTGTTTTGCTTGTTGTGCTCTAGTTATGGCCATTGTACTATTCTATTTTGTTTTACTAAATAAATCAAGACTTGGCATCACGACATTTACATCTTGAGCCATGTCTTCTTCTTTATAACCTTTTGATTCCCAGTCTTTTCTTTCCTTAAAAAGTTCCCCTGTTTCTTTGTGTCTATACGTTGTCTCTACTTTTGCTGGTTTTATTACTTGCATTATGTTGTTACCTCTCTTGGCTGTATTTCTAATATAGAGGCTATGACGTGCAGCTCATTCGCGTCAGCAGCTTGTACTTTTAATACCTCACTTTCCTCCATAACTAAAGGTTGAGATAAAAGTTCTGTTGTAGCTTTTGATGCTATTGCTTTGTCTTTAAACAAATTAAAAATAGTACCGCTAGCATTTACTAATGTTATAGTTATAGTAGACCCTGATCCAGCATCCTCGGATACTAACAATGATTTTACAACAGCAGCTTTAAAACTAGGAACTGTATATAATGTAGTTAAATCTGTTGTCGTTAAATCTGCTTTTTTATTTATAAAACTATTTGCCATTAATTTAAAAAGAAGTTAAATGCTTCTACCTCGTCTTTTAATTCCTCTTGAAACGTAGTATTTAATTTTTCTACAATTGCATCAAGATCTCTTACTTGTGCTTCTGCTGTACCTAAATCATATTGAGGTGCAGGTCTTGTTAATACTTGTACTATCTTTGCCATTATGCTTTTTTAACCCCTTTAATTTTACCTTTGTTTTTAGTTGCATAAAAAACTTGTTCTCCTCTTTTTTTACCATATTGTTTTTTCATAGATTTCATTATTTTTTTACCTTTTTTTGTTAGTGGCATTATCGTCTCCCATCTGGTTGTGTATCTAATCTAAAAGTTCCTAGTTTCCAACTTTGACTAGATGATGTGTTTTCAACTTTTAATGCAACAGCTCTTGCTCTTGCACGTGTATCTATTTTTTGTGTAGATGAAGTTATATCAAAAGGTCCAAGCGCTGAACTTGCAGCTGTATCATTTGGAAAATTTCTTACATTTAATGTAACTCTAGTGGACCCAGTTTGTGATATAAAATCTGGTATAAATCTTCTAATCTTCATTATAAATTCACCATCTCCTCTAAAAGTTGCAACACCTGTTGATTGACCTGTGGCTGATGCTCTTTGTTGTGTAATGTCAAAATCTCCTGATAATATATTAGCTGTTATGGCTGTGATTGTACCATTTCTATTTTGATCGGTCCCTGTTTCGTGTTCATAGTAACTTGTTCTACCTTCTGTGTTTCCAATAACATCAAAAGAAGTATCTGTATCTGCATCATATTCTAAAGCATGTGGTAATCCAAAAACAGCAGAATCACGCCACATTGTTCTAGCTAGACTACCAACTGTCCACACAGGTCTTTGTGGTGATGAGTCAAAATAATTATATGCAACCATTCTATTTACAACACTAGATCCTGTCTCTGGATAAAACCATATAACTTCACCAAACAAGTTATTTAATCCTGCAGATACCATTTGATTACCAGATGCTAAATTAATACTATCGTAAACAAAGTCCTCTACTAAACAAGGTAATGATTCTAACTTACCTGCATATCTAAAGAAACCATTTTCTGACATCCAGTATGCAGCACCATCTACTTCTACACACGCATTCTGTCCAACAAGTCCACAGTTAGTTCCAACCTGTGCAAAAGCAAACGTAAATGGTTGACCAACAAAACGTTGTGTAAATAATGCTGTATCAGTCCAAACATAGATTGCATCTCTACCACGAATAGCTCCTCTGATCTGTGATCCGTCGGCCAGTCTTTGTGTACCAGCTGTATTGGTTGCTGTAGGTGTATAAGTATTTATATCCTCTTGGTCAGAGAATCTGATAAACATATCATCTTGTGTAGTAGTATCCCCAATAGTTGTTTCTGTTCCAAAAAATACTAAGTGTCTGTCCGGTGTAGATACTAGCATGTGTCTTGATGCTGTTGGTGCACCAGATATAATTGTTGCTCTTGTAGACGTTGCATTTGATAAACTAGAGTCCCATTGAAAACAAGCGCTATCATGAATTAAACAAATTGCTTTATCACCAAAATTATCTAATGACCACATCCCTGGTTCGAGAACTAAATCTCCTGATGCAGCTTCACCCCACGCAACATAATCTGATGAGTTTGTAACTGTCGCTCCATCACTATGAGCAGCTCTAGTAGTTCCTCTAACTGCTCTTGTGATACCAGTTAAATTATTACCTGAAACACCTGTGTAAGATATTTCTTCTGTTCCTACTTGAATAAAATTTGTACCTGAAGATGGAAAGTTGGTAGTGCTTGTTAATGTAATAGAAGTACCTGATCCTCCTGTTCCAAATGCGTTGTCACCTAGTGCTCCATTAAGAGTTGTTGTAATAGCTCCTGCTGCTTCACCACTCCAAGATCCTAAACCCCAACCAAAACCTTTTGCTTGAACGGCTGGACCAACACTATAATACTTTTGTATTCTTATACCGCCTGATGTTGTTGCACCTGATCCGGTTTCATTTGAAGGCATCGTTATAGTAATAGTTGTATTTGTAGGAGCAGTAACTACCATAAATTTTTTATTATCAAAATCAGATGCACTGAAATTAGATCCTGTAATTGTAGTAAAATTATCCATTAAAAGTATATCACCAGGATTTAAATTGTGAGCACTTGAGTAAGTTATTGTAACTGTCGGTGATCCATTGCTTGTGCTAAATGCGTTTGTAAGAGTTGTTGTAGAAAAAATAGGATGTATGTCATAAAACACACCTCCAGAATATGCATACAATATTCTATTTGTTCCTATGATTGCGTATTTTCTTCCCAAACTATTAACATAATGATGCAATCCCCTACCGGCTCCAGTAAGCTCATTTTCATTTAATGTGCCTAGTTGATTCCAACCACCTATTTTTTCAGGGGAGCCATATCTAAATCTAACATTGTCACAATCTACCCACTGACCTTCGGCTCCTGTAGGAGTAATTTGTTTATTTATACCTGGCTGAAAACCTATCTTTTGTAACATAAAAAATCCTTAATAAGGCAGGAAATGGTGTGGTGAAATTTCCCGCCATATTATTATATACAATATTATTTAGGTTTTTTAAAGCCTTTAAACCAAGTAGGCAAGCCTAAAAACGGTCTTTTATCGTATAAGTTTTCTTTAGATGTTTTTGATGATTTATTGTAATGTAAAAATACTTGTCCACAATCATTACCTGTAAATTTTTCTCTCCAGTGTTCTAATTCACAACCATAATAGACTAACATATCTCCAGGTTTTAAATTTACTTTAACACCTTTCATGCCTTCTTTTCCAGATGGTTCTAAATATATTGGCCATTCATCTCCGCCAAGATTCATAGTAGTAGATATCTCGCAACTAAATCTATCTTTATGTCTTTTTAACTCATCACCTTTTTTATATATTCTTGCGTAAGAATAAGATGGTTGAAGTTCTAGTCCAGTATGTTTTTCCATTACTGGCTTTATTTCTTGTAATAAAGTTTCCATAGCAATATCACTATAATGTGAATATGTATCAAGAACTTGTGCATCATTCCATACTCCAAAGTATTCTGTAAATTGAGAAATATATTTTTCATCAAATAAAAATCTTGCTACTTTTCTTTTATTTAAAAAGTATTTATAAACAAAGTCTGCTAATTCTAATGAAATAGCTTTTTCTATTATTAAGTATTTATTTTTTTCAAAGTTTGTTAGTTTCATATTAAGTAAAATAGTTAAAGTTAATTATATATCTAAAATCAGAGTTTTTTGAAGTTATTGCTCTATGACTAATATTAGAATCAAAAACTACAATTTTATTTTCCTCAGATTCTATAAATTTAAGTTTATCTTTATATTCAAATTCTGTTCCTCCATCACAAGTATTTAAGTATAATATCGCAGATTTACAATTGTAATTATTGTCTATGTGCAAATCACATTTACCTTTTGTAAAGAAAGAAGAAGGTAATAGATTTGCCCTTACCTCCACAACAGCTTTTGAATTAAGTTTTTCTAAAATAGGAAGTATATATTGAAAATATGTATTACAATTTATTTTATGATTATTAAAAAAAGAATGTGTAAAATAACCTAAATTGTTTGTTGTATCTCTAACCATAGTTTTTCTTTTAAACCAAGCAAACTCACTTTTAGTAACAAGGTTTTTTAATTCTTCAAAAGAAGTTTTATCTAAAAAATTTTTAATTATTTTCATATAGGTATAAAAGAAATTTTATCATTTTGTTTTTTAAAATCGCTGTTGATTACATCAAACCCTAATGTAATTCTTTCATCTTCATAAGACTCATTAACTTCTACTTTATGTTTTAAATTACAAGGGCCAATATAAATATTACCAACTTTATTATTTATTACTGTTCCATCTTCAAATATTGTTTTTGTATTTTTAGGATCTATTGAAATATAGCCATGAAACAACCAATGATGGTTATGCCAATTTAATACTTCGTTTGATTTGTGAAAGTTTATCCAAGATTGGACCCAAAGGTTTTCTTCTTTTTTATTATAACTTTTAATTATATGTTTTAATTCTAAAAATAATTTGTAAAAATATTCGTCTCCAGCAGTGACTGCAAAAATATTATATAATCCATAGTTCTTTGTTGTTTCTTTAGATTTAGTTATATTACAAACTTTATCATAAGCCTCTTTACATTTTTCTATAAAAAGTTTTTGATTGTTAATAATTAAATCAGATTCAAATATAATTTTTTTAAAACTCATTATTTAAATGGATATCCTAAATTCCATATTACTAAACTGTTTCTTTCTCCACTTGTAACAGGACATACTCTATGCCACACAAAACTTGGAAATACAACTAAAGATCCTTTAGGTAATATCTCTTTGCATTTAACAATACTTTTTTTATCAGGGTCTTTGTTTCTAAAATCAAATTCTAACTCACCACCTTTATAATCTTTTGGATCTGATAAACTAACGGTCACTGATAATTTTCTAATTCTTCCATAAGAAGGTAAATTTTTTTCTTCATAAGGTTTATCCCAACTATCACAATGCCAATCATAAAACTGATCTTTTTTATATTTTGTAAACTGACATGCTTCTGAAAAATCCCATTCAAAATTCCAACCAGCATTTCTATTAGCTTCGTGTATATAAGGTTGTATTTCTCTGTAGATCCATTTATCACTCATCCAAACAACATTAGAATCTCTTTTTTTCTTTAAATCTTTAACTTGTTTTTTATCTAACTTTTTATTTTCATAGCCACCAGTGACTGCCATTTGATCTTGCATTTGATGACCATATTTTACAATGTCATTACAAATTCTTTCTGGAATAATGGATTTAAAATACCAATAATAATGTATAAGATTCATAATTAATATCTACTATAATTAAAAGATATTGTAATCCTTTCTGAGTCTTCCTTTTGTTTTTCTACACAGTGTTGTAAACTAGATTTAAATAATAACAATTTACCTTCTTCAAAATTAACTCTGTAGTTTTTCCAAGTGTAAGGATTGTTAAAATCAAAAGGTGAGTCATTTGGATTATCTTGTAGAGGTGACTTTATTATTGTAGCTGCATCTTTTTTATTTCCTTTTAAATAAAACACACCACTAATTGCACTAAAATTATGATCATGAAATTCTTGACTATCTCCTTTTTTATAAAAATTTAACCAAGCTTGTTCTCTTCTTACTCTATTCATACCTAATTGTTTTGTATAATTTTCTACATGTAAATCAAAAAACTTTGATAATTTATCAAAGTCTTTATCTAAGAAAATATTTAATGTTCCATTAGAATTTAATGGTTTATGAATCCAAGTGTCCCCTCCACATTTAATTTTACTTTTTAATAAAAGACTTTTTTTGCACTCTTCTATTAAAGATTCCTCATACTTTTGAGAGTAAACTGTGCTTGGAAAAATATTCGTAATCATTCTATCTACTTTATTCTTTATAAAAAAAGTATAAAATATTTTAATTAATATGTAAAGAATAATTAAGCAGACACCCAGGCTAAAGCTGAATCGTCCCAATTAAAAAGGTTAGCTGGATCCTCTGAATCGTATGCTATCCACCTTAGATTATCTTCCTTCCAATATATAGCATAATTTTTTTCTTCACCATTTGAAGTATATGTTTCAATCGTTGGATAAGTTACTGGTGCTTGCCAATCATTATTTGAATCAAGTGACCAAGATGGGTATGGTTGTGGTAAAATAAAAATATCTTTTTCTGAATCATAAGTACATCCAATACCTGCGTATTGTTTTCTAAAATTGTGATTATAAGAAGTTTGTTTCCATGTTCCACCACCCATAAAATTAATACACCATGTTTCACCGTCAACATGCATGTCGTTTTCTCCTAAAGGACCATTTGATGTTTCGATATTATTAGAGACAACTATTACTCTTGTAACTACATTATTATCGTCTATTTCTGCAAAGTGTGCCATAACTATATCCACTCTCCAGCTTTAATAAAAGTATTAACTTGATTTAAAGGCCACATTCCTGATCCTGTAAATAAACCTGTTGCTTCACGAACAATAACTACACCAGATCCAGCTTGTCCTGGACTTGGATGTTGATACCATGAATCACCGCTTCCTCCACCACCAGTGTTAGCTTGACCTACTTGTGACGGACTTGGACCAACTCCACCAGCGTTTGCTCCTCCTCCTGGGCCGCCAGCACCTCCGTATTCTCCTCCTCTGTGGTCACATCCTCCACCACCGCCACCAGCATATGTTACGGGTGATCCTGTTATACTATTTGCTGATCCATTACCACCAGCTCCACCTCTCGGTGCTCCTGGGCTTCCGTTTGCACCAGCAGAACTAGCTCCACCTCCACCGCCGCAACCACCAGCTGTAACTATTACAACACTAGCTCCACCATTATTTCCTTGACCAGATGGACTAGCTGATCCACCACTCATAGGACTTCCAAAATCTCTTGTACCACCACCGCCACCTGAACCACCATCTGATCCAGCGGTTTCAAAGGGACCTCCTTTTCCTCCACCTGTTGCTGTGACACCTAAAATAGAAGAGTCACTTCCGTTAGATGTTGCGTTACCACCTGCTCCAACAACTACAGGTGTTGCACTATAAGGTACACTAGTTATTTTTGTTCCTCCCGGAAAAGATGTTTTATATCCTCCGGCACCACCTCCACCTGCTCTTCCAGGCCCACCACCTCCACCACCTGCAACAATTAAATAATCTATTGCTGCTGGAGAGTTAGTTGGTGATTGAGTAAAGTTACCGGATTCTGTAAAAGTTGTGACTTTTACACCTGTGCTAGTGTCGTTATCGGGTCCTATTATTCCGCCATTAGCAGGTATGTTATTAAGAGGAGTAGTCATTTAGATTACCTCCTATGCGTCATCAATCTCTTCGTATGATATTGTTATAGTCAAGTCGCCATTTGCACTTGCACCAGCTTCGATATTATCTGACTCTTCTAAATAAAAACCTGTGTTTTTATTTATTAAAGAAAGAGATGAATCTGCTGGAACTGCGATAGTAGAAGCAATTGCAATAGGGGAGCCTCCTGATTTTGTTATAAAAACAGATACGTCAGCAGAGCTTGACCCATCAATGTTAGCGATTGTTATTGAATTTATTTTTAAAACTTTATTCGATGCACAAGCAAGTATTTCAGTAGTTAGAGTTGTATCTAAAGTTGCCTGAACACTTTTGCCTAAGATCGATGTTACGTTTACTATATTTGGTGCTGCCATAATGTACTCCTTTTATCCGAAAACTATCGCCATTGCAATACTTTTTCCTGTTGTTATTCCTGCAGTATCAAAGCTTAAAACTCCAGAGCCATTAGTAACTAGCGCTTGTCCACTTGTGCCATCTGCTGTAGGTAATGTTAGACTTAAATTTGACCCTAAAGTAGTAGTTTTTAAGGCTATATAATTTGATCCATCGTCTGTATCTTCAAAAATTCTTATTTCACCAGGCTGTGTGCTATTTCCTTTGACATTAATTGTACCTGTTCCTTTTGACAATAAATTAATATCAATATTTGTATCACCTCCTGTAGAAGAGATAGTTGGTCCTGAGCCAGTTGCAGCGTTAGCGATTGTAAATTCATTTACAGCAGAACCTGTAGCTGTAACTTTTGCAAGTTCATTTCCATTTGTGTCTAAAATAGAAGTTCCAATTGCTGGTGATGTTAAAGTTTTATTTGTTAAAGTTTGTGCTGTAGATAAATTTACTATACCTAAATCAATAATATCTGGATTAGTTCCATCATTAGCACTTGCAAAAACAATTTTATCTCCTTTGTCAGCAGCTGCAAATGTTACAGAGTCTCCTGAACCAGATACATATTTAAATTGTACTGTGTGAGATCCTGAAGTTGAATTTCTTAATATATAAAATGTTTGAACATCAATAGGTATAGTTACTGCTCTATTACCAGTAATAGTTCCTGTAAATTCTATCATTCTATGAGATAAAGTAGCTCCAGTTGATCCATCAGAAACTGATAATGTTGTATCACCAGAATCAGATACAGCTTGTTGTGTAAATCCACCTGCTATTTGTTCTATAATTTGTAAATTAGTATTAGTTTTAGTCCCCCATGTACCGGCGTTTTCACCAGTTGCTTGAAGTTCTACTCCTAAAGGTGTGTATGTTGATGCCATAATTTTTATCTCCTAAACTTATGCTGCTACGTCTGTATACGATGTATTAGATCCTGTGTCAATAGCTTGATACGCTTGAATTCCAAAACCCTCTGCAGTTCCAAAACCTGCAACAGAGGCGGTTGCTGAAACTCCTGTTAATCCCATTACATCTGCAGGAGTCAATGATCCAACAGAAGCAGTCGCTGAAACTCCTGTTAGTCCTATTGCATCTATAGCAGTTAATGATCCAACAGAAACAGTTGCTGATACTCCCGTTAGAGTAACTGTAGGGTTTGATGTTATATTTACTCCACTATCATTAAC